TAGGTGGCACGTTGCTGGTCGCCGCATGTCCGCAACCTATTGTCCAGACGCCTACAGAGTCCTGATAGGCTGTCAAACTGAATCCTTCGCGGTCCACTAGGACTTGATGGCCGTAGGGACTCATTTTCATTTGGTGCGCCATTTCTCTGCTACGGCGTCACAGGTTTCTTGTACGCCGTTTGTTCTTCCGTTGGTCATCACGACGATGCAATGCGTGCCACGGGCCCAGTGTCCGGGGATATCAACAGGGTCGCGCAGGCTTGAAATCTCGTCCGCATTGAGGTCAAACGCGTGGCCGTTGGGGGTGTGTAGCTCGACTATCGCAATGACGGCGAGCGCGGGGAGGTGCATTGTTCACTGTGGGGTTTGGTTTGCCGGCTCTGGCATAATCGCAGTCATAGCCCTGTTGATAATCGCAGATTGCATGCACGCCAAGCCCCCAATTAGGTCAGTTTGGGGTCGGTTGCCTAGATGCCATCCCCAGCGGATATTCCCGTCCGGGGAAACGGTGAAAACCGCGAAGGCCGCGATCTTGTTTTCCCGGGCGCGTTGGGCCGCATCTTCCAAGGCGGCGACGGCTTGTGGGAACTGGTGAGGGATGTTGGGTTCGTCGTCCATATCGACTCCTTTCGTCAAAATTCTATGTCCTCCCCCTCGATGGGAGTCTCGTCCTGTGGCTTGGGCTGCGTCCATGGGAAAGCGCGCAATGGTTTGCCGGTCCAGTACGCCAAGCCCATATTCTCGTGTCGCGTGACGCCGAGGATGCCGAGCGCCTGCATATCCTCGCGCAAGCGTTGTACGCGCTTTTTCATCGCCCCGCGCCATTTCCGGTCGGCTATGGCGGCCTCTTCAGTCGTTTGCTGGTCGGGCGTAAGAACGTCTGGCGGACTCTTTTCGGCATAGATGCGTTTCACATCCTCCCATGAGACCACAGACCGCACGGCCGAGGGTAGGGACAGGGTTTGCGGGACAGGGTAACCGAATCTGCGGTCTGCTTCGAAAAACGCCCGCATGAACAATTCTTGTGTCGTATTGAGCCGGTATCCCCTTAGCTCTTCTTCGCGGCGCACCGCATCCTTCTCGCCCACCGGGAGGCAGACGCAGCTTGTGATTTTGGAGCCGTCCTCTTCGACGCCGAGTATGATCTGCATCAACTCGAATTTCATGGTTTTGCCGTCCTCGTCGTCCTTCTGCTTGTCTAGGATAACGGTGCGGATGCCGGTTTCCTCATCCCGGCTAACTAACAGGACTTGGCCCACATTCGCATAGACGCTGGTATGGCCGCGTAGTTTCGCGCCGGCCGCATTGAGATGATGGACCAGCATGACGTGGCATCCGCATTTGTCGCTGATCCGAGCCACGTTGCCGAGCACCATGGACATGTCCTTGCCGCTGTTTTCGTCCGCCCCGGGCGTCGCGGTAGCCAACGTGTCGATAATCACGAGGCGTAAGGGGCAGTCGAACGTTTTGGCGTGGGCATTTATTTCCGTGATGAGATCATCGACGCCTTCGGTCGAATGATAAATATCAATGGGCTTTTGTAGGAGGACGAAGGGCATCTCGCGTGTCCATTGCCGTCCGTGATGTTCGCGCCATGCGCGCAAGCGTTTCTTGGCGCCCACTGCGCCCTCGCCACATTGATAGACTACGGCGCCGGGGCGAACCTTGAGGCCAAAAACGGGGCGGCCCTCCGCGATGTCGAGCCCTATTTCGAGAGCCAAGAAGCTTTTGCCAGAGCGTGAGGCGCCGGCTACGACCGAGACCTCGCCAACTGCTAGCCAACCCTGCACGAGCCAATTGTGCTCTGGGCCGGGATCGTCCAATTGATCCAGATATAAGGCTCCAAATCTGCTTTTGACCGTTTCTTCGAACACCCATGCGACGCGCTTAATAAAATCGGTCCCGCTCTCCAAGCCAAACGGATGTTCTAGCGCGACGTTCATTATCGATTCTCCAACAAATAGGCGTTCCAATCTTTCCCTGTTGGCGGCCATGCAATCTGTACGTGGAGGTCTTGCGCCATCCAGCGGTCGACAGCGACACGGATATGCCCAAGCGTGGCGAACCATTCCGAGTCGTTGTCTGCGATGATGATCACCGCCTTGATGCCGGGAGGTAGAATGACTCCGGGATGCTTTGGGTCCGCCTTGCCGTTGGGCATACGGCGCGGCCGGCCATCTGCATCAGTAAGCGTTTTGTGCGCCATGTGCCCGGTCGCCTTGCCCGCCAAATTGCCAAGGTCGACCGCTGCGGCGAGCATGACATCTTCCATGCTGTCCGGCATGCCGCATTGATGCCACGCGAGCACGTTCTCCCAACCTTCCCCGATTGCTATCGTTTCCTCTGGGCGGCCGAGCCGGATCATGCCGCCCTGTTTGCGTCCGCGTATCTTTTTCGGGCTATTGCGCGGGCTCCCAATTGGTTGCCATTTCTTTGGTTCTGTTGGGTCCAAATAGGTTTGCGCGATCCCGATGGCCTCGCCGTCGAAGGCGCGGATGACGGCGATGAGGGCAGGCAATCGAGCGAGAAGCATTGTTTCCCCGCTTCCATTATCCCCGGCGCCCCAATAATCCAGTTCTTCCACGAAGCGCAGATCGCCGGTCAGGTACGGCGACGGCGTCAGCCCTCTGGTTTCGCGCAGATAGGCTTCTGCATGGGTGCCCGTGATAGGCGTGGCGCGCTTGAGGACGTCCGAAACCGCCGCCTCGTCCCGAGCCGCCTTCTTCTCGATGGCGATCCGCTCTTCTTCGGCGCGGCGGGCATAATCCGCCGCCCGGGCAGTATGGAATTGTTCGCGGCTCTTGCGATCTGTCGCGCTTTCGTCCCGGCTCCTATCAGGCCTTGGCGTGCCATTGATTTTCTCGGTGGCGGTAATGAGATCGCAGCCCTCGACATGCATGACGAGGTCGATGGTGCTTCCGCCGCCGTCTTCTGCCCCGCGACAGTTGAAGACGCGTTTTTGCTGATTGACTGAGAAGCGATCCCGGCCGCCGCACAAAGGGCAGGGTCCGACCCACTCGTTGCCTGCGCGCTTGAGTTGCGCTCCAAACTGGAGCGCTACCTCCCGGATATCCCTCGCCTTGGCCTCTTCAAACCACCGCGTCCATTCGGAATCGCTGGCGCGCGCCATCGCAACCCGCTCCTCCCATTTACTTTAATGCCTCGGTAAATGTCGCCATTCCCTGTTTCGCTATGGCCTCAAGCCATGCTGGCGGGTCCTTTCCGGACCTCTGCCATTCGGCTACGAGATGGGTGAAAACGTCTCCAGCCGCCTCAAGCGCCACGACCTTTTTTAGGTGCGTGTCATCTTTGGCACTGACCGTCGACTCTGCCAATGCGTAACATGAGCGCATGGCCTGTCCGCGTTCCACGATGACGTCGCGGATGAACGCTAGCATGAGGCCCCTGCGCCGGTTCCGCTCATCCTCGGTCATCGGCGCCGGCGCCACTCGACTTGGGCTCCTGCGAGCCTCGGCGCCGCCCCTTTTCGTGCGTCTCTCTGTAGAGCTTAAAGACAGGAGTTCCGTTGTCGTACCCAACGCAATGATCCGCCCACCAGCCAACGGTTGCAGAAATGGATGGCTTCCCGGCGCGAGTGTAAGTGAGCTTGTCCTTCCGACCGGCCAAGCCCACAATCAGCAGTGCGCGAGCGTAAACAAATTCGTCGCCAGCTTCCCCTATGTCCTTAAAATGCTCCATTACGCCGCTCCCGCTTGCATCATCGGGGAAATCGGCGGCACAAGCTCTGGCGCATTCGCCGCACACGCCACCCACCAGATAGCTGCGGCGTCCGCTTCATCAGCATTTTTGACATCCCACCCCAGTTGCTTGCACATGCTCCGACAGCGCCGCTTGGCCTCAACCCCCTTCAGCCGGCCCTTGCCGATGAAATTCTTGCGCGCCTCGTTGACCTTGACCAGATGCACCGGCACGCCTTTCAGCCTCGCCGCCGAGCCGATAAGCAGGAAAAGCCCATTGAGCCGGACCAAAGAGTTCTTATTGGTTTTCCCGGCGAGCCCGGCAAACGAGATCGGCTCTTCGATCCAGATTTGATCCGGACGCTCATCTCTCAGGCGGAACGCAACCCAACGCAAGGCGCGCGCGCCGATCTCGAAGTGGCTGGCCCCGTTATCCCCGAATCTGACAGTCTCAAGAACAGGCGTCTCGCCCGGGCGGCCGGAACACAGCCCCGTCACCGTGGCGCAATCAATCGCCAGTATGAGGGGCCCGGGCATCGCTGCCCGGCCTACTCAGCGGCGTCGGCAGACTCGTCATCGGCGAAATCGTCAACCGGGTTCGGCTTACGGCGCCGAGACGTGGCGCGGGCTGCATCCATCGCGGCTCTGCCAAGCGGCGAATCGGCGAAATGCCCGAGATGGCTCTGGAGCCGGTCCAGCGCAGTCTGCGTGACCGCATCCAGATCGTCCTCCAGTCGCTCCATTTTGCGGACAAGCTCGCGCTGGCGGACTGTGACTTTCAGAGCCTTACGGTCAAAGCCCATAGTCGTCACGGCGTGGGTGATGGTGTCGTGGATCGCCTCGTGCAGCGGCTTGCACCGGGCCGCGTAGAGCGTTTTCTCCTCCCGCAACTCCGCCATGTGCCGCTCAATCTGGGCAACGATCCGCGTCGTTTCTTCTTCGTTTGGGCCGTTCGGGCGATCAATCATGCTACTTCCTCCCGTGCGCGCCGCAGCGGGGGCGCGATGGCCATGAGGTCGTTCGCCGTCACCTCCCCGTTCGTGGCCTGTATTACCTTGATAAGGTTCAGCTTTTTCGGAATCGTGTCGCCGTTCAGCCAGCGGTACACCGTCGTCGGATTGGAGCCTATCAACTCAGCGAATTTCTCCGGGCTGACCTTGTTTTTCGCGAGATAATCGTGGAGGTCCATCCCGCCATTTTGCGCCAACCGCAACTGGCGGTCAACGCAAAACGGCGGCGTTGGCGGTGACGTTGGCGTTGGCGTTGGCGGAGACGGAGACGAAGACGGCGGCGTTGGCGTAGACGATGGCGGCGGCGCTGGCGTGGACGTAGACGTTGACGAAGCCGGCGACGAAGGCGGTGGCGTTGGCGGAGGCGAGGGCGTCGGCGGAGGCGATGACGTTGACGGGGACGCTGACGTTGGCGAAGGCGTGGACGCGGACGGGGACGTGGACGGGGCGGTGACGGCGAAGTTGCGATTCCCTTCTTGCCACACTTTTGCAATTCGTGCAAGATGGTCGCGCCAATCAATTCGTCCGCCGGCTGATTCGGCGCGTAGCTTGGTCGGGACTAAGCGACGGCTAGGCCAAGGGCCCACGGGCGGGTTGATCCACCGGGAGGCAGGGGCGGGCTCACGGGGTCCGCCCCTGAAGGGTATCGATGAAGAATGCGCATGGTTGGGGAAGCGAGATACGCGACAGAACTTACGGCGGCCTCAAAGTCAGTGATCGGGTCGGTGCACTAACTATGGTGTCGGTCGAACGTGAGCCGGGGCGTTGGGTCTGGACGTGCCAATGCGACTGCGGGCATACAATTAGGACACTGGTTGGCAATCTCCAGTGTCGC